TTTTCTGAAGTCTTTTTGCACCATTAACAATGGTAGAGAGTTCTGAACGAGCCATTGAATACTCGTGATCTTTCGATTCATTGGCTGGATGAGGACGATTTATATTATATTTCAATTGATTATCGGTAAGAATATGATCCGATGAAGTATATTTATCCCACATTGATGGTCCATAAGAGCAATCGTCTCTTGCCTCCATTTTTCTACAAAGTTTGCAGTATTTCATTTCAACACCTTCAAATGCCGAACCTCTTTTTGTGTGCAGCATTTCTCCTTTTTGTTTAGCAATCAGTTTAAGAGATCTTTTTTGTGCTTCACCAGGAGCACTCATAACATTCTCGTCTGGTGTCTTTTTACTGGCGGCATCATATACATCAATATCACCATCAGCATCACGATCAAGATACTGAACAGTTGCGTGATGAACTAATTGTTTCAAATCCACATTTGGATCTAATACGTGCTGACTACCTTTTAGGTGGGGAGTTTTGTGTGTAAATTTAGAGAACTTAATCTTCTTTACACTTTGCACATCTTCGTTGAATGGTGACATTGATTTAGTCTCTTCGCCTCTTTGTCTTTTCTTTCTGGCAGCACAATGTGCCTTTTGAGAAAACCCATTTGGGTTTTTACAGTCTATTGATTTTTTATAATCCTTAGACCAACTCATATACCTTAAAAGTTTACTCTTTATTATTTAGAAAACCTTGTTTCAGGAGTTTAGACAACTCGGAAGTTGATCCTACAAACACGGCATTATTTGTGACATTGCTTGTTGTTTTTACAACATCTTCTTCAACATCTTTAAGTTTCTTCTGCAAATCGATAAGTTTATCAGTTACATCACCAACACTTTTAATAAGTTGACCGGCAACTTCATATGCTCTTGGTTGATCACTTTCCGCAGCAAGTTCCATTATTCCATTGATTGCCTCTTGCCCCTTTTCTATAAGAGAATATAGATTTGCTCTTGTGTATTCATAATCTTTTCTGATATCACCATCATTAGATGATTCTACTTTGACAATAGGAGTTTCTTTTTCTACGCTAACGATTTCACTTTTGATATTTAAAGCGTTATCGATGCTATCATAATTTTCTGACATAATCTATCAAACATCTATTTTACGTGTTGGACTATACTCTTTCGAATCATCGAAGAATTCCCACGTCTCATCAAATCCAAAATTATCATCTGGATTTGCATCTGGTGGAATTGGGCGTAATGTATATCTTAGTTCTCTCTTAGCATTTTCAACATCAGTATTTGTATACATATCAACCTGAATCTTGCGAATCAGACCATCGGTGCTATCGGCAACAGGACCAAACAGATATGTTTTTGCTGTAAATGTTAAAGTGTATATAAGTGCTCTTCTTGTTGAAAAGTCTCCTTCATAATCATCCTGAAAATTTATACTTTCCAGAACCATTGGAACATCTCTTTTTTCCCCGATAGATTCAACCATATCTATGGTAACATTAAATCCTGGTTGAAAATATGGTAAAATTTGCTCAATAATTTGTAGAGCATCATCATTTAATTTAGTTAGAATGTTCAGTTCAAATCCAATATTATAAGGAACTGGCATAAAAACTTTTTTTACATTGCCATTAACATCACAAGTCTTGAATGTTTGAACTACACTTGACTTTCTAGTTGGATCATATTGAATAGAAGTCATCTCAAATGACATTCTTGGTAATGAAATCTGAGTTGCCTTATTTAATTCAGGTTGCTGTTGGATTCTTGCAAGGAATTTTTGTCTTGGTCCATATGCAATAGGAACTCTCATATCACTTATATTATTACCACCTTGATCAGTATGGCGAATATGAATTTGATTAAATAATGTTCCGAAAGCTATTATAGTCTTTCTTATAATTTCGTGATAATAATATGTTCCTAACATTAATAAGTACCAAATGGATTTGATTCTGAAAAGTCTAAAATGAGATCTGCTTCTGCTTCAATCTCATCATTTTGACTATATTTATCGTATGTATCCATTTGATCATATCTTTGAACACTATATAGTGCCCCAGACTCTGTACCAATAATTGTTTCTCCTGGTAAAAATGCGGATTGAGTTTCTCCAATACCAACATTTGAAATTTTAAGAATTTTGGTGTCCTGATCCCAATTCTTAACTCTTGCTCTTGTCTGAGATCTTGAACCTCTAACAATTTCATTGAATAAGTAAGTTCCAATACCTGTAAGTGTCTCTGGATTTGCAATCACCACAGTTGGGTTTGATGTATATCCTATTCCTGGATTTGCAACGTATACTGAACGAACTACGATATCAGATCCAACCAATCCAATAGAAGAAATTCCAACAGCAGTTTGTCCTATTCCTGTTTGACTTGGTGCAGAGATTGTAATAATTGGGGCAGTACCATACCCAACTCCACCGTCAGTAATAGTAAATCTAATTACTCCATTGTATGTGGTTTCAATTGAACAAGTAGCAGCAGCACCTGCTCCTCCACCACCAATAATTGTTATGGTTGGTGGAGTGCTGTACCCGGCACCAGCATTTGTTAAATAAATTCTTTCAACTGACCTAACCCCGTTTCTAACAGAAGTTATCGCAACTGCCGTTGCATTGTCACCAATTTGACCAGTTGGAGAACTAGATATTGCAACAACTGGATTAGAAGTGTATGCGTATCCATCATTGTTAAGGAAAATTTCTCTAACATATCCAGTATTAATTGTGGCGGATGCAGTAGCAGTTCTACCAATACCAATTAATTGTAATGTGGTAATGTAACCTTCTTCCTGAACTTGTGTATCAATCTCTTCAATAGATGTATCAATAATTTCGTCTTCGTATTCAAATAGTTCGCATTTCAATTCATAAACATAGTTCTTACCTAATTGGTAAAAAGGATTTTCGTGCTCAACAAACTTAACTTCAAAAATTCTTTGCCCAAGAGGAAAATATATCAAATCTCCTTCTCTTGGTCTAGTTGATAAAATAATTTCACCTTCACCACTTCCATCATCCAATGCTCCCAAAAAAGGAGCAATAAAGTCTTCAAATCTTTCTTTTGATATTGTAATTAATAGTTCATCTCTAAGACTCATTCCAAACTTTGTAAGAATATCTCCAGCACCAGAATATCCATCATATGAGTTTACATATGCTTCAATAGCAAAATTATCATCAAACCTAGAAGATTGAACTTCCTCTATAATTGTTTTTTTATTTACGAACTTTCTTGGTATATAAACGACTTCAACACCATACATCCTAAGATGTTCGTTTATTAAATCCTGAACTAGTCTTTGTTCGGATGACGTTCCTTGTAAGAAAAATGGATTAAGTGCCATTATCCAATAAAGTCGTATGGTGGAAGTTCGTAATCCATTGACATTCTCTTACTTATCTCATCCAATTCTCTTTCCGCATCTTCATAAATTTCCCTACCATTAAATTCAATTCCACCAGGTAGTTTAACTCCTCTAAACTTAATTAGATTTTGACCCCATTGTCTCTTAATTAATGCAGTAAGATATCTCTTTAAAAAACTGTCATTATAGACATTTGTGAAAGTATTTGGATCTAGAATTCTATAACAATCCAAAACCATAAAATTTCCAGCTGATTGGGCTCCCCAATCAATATCAAGATATAATCTGTTCTGTCTCTTATTAAATCTAACCTGCTTATCAGTAGTTAATAGAAAATCAATATCTTCAAGATAACTCTTTACCATAGCATATTGCAAAAGTTCCACCGAGTTAAAATAATATAAATCATTCAAAAATAGTTGATATTTGATACTAAACATTCCACCTGAAATGGAACTAGTATCAAACTTAAATATCTTTTCAACACCTATAATTGAATCTGGGACTTGGATATAGTTTGATGTCTCATAGAAATTAAATGTTGTTGAACCATATCCAGTTACATTAGATGTTCCAGTTGTAGTAACAATTCCAACAGCATTTTTTCCTTTTGCAGATCCTCTATCAATATCTTCTTGAGTTATTTGATACTTCAAATACATTCTCTCAACACCATCAAAGTGGCGCTCATTGAAGTATTGAAGGGCATCGTCAACTAAATCGTCTATTTGGTCATCATCAACGTTAATTTCCAGCACAGGCGCTCCTAGACGCCTTAGACAGTAATCAATCAGTTCTTGCCTACTTGCTGGTTTTGCCATTTTCGTTATGCTTCAGGTTTTTTAGACTTTTTCAATTCATCATATTTGTTTTGTAAATCAAGGTTTACTGCTAGAAGCTCATTTTTTTCTT